AATACCACGGTGGCGCTTGACCCGGCCGCCGTCAACGCGGCCACCCATTCCTGCACTTCGGAGTGTGTGACGGATACGAGCTCGCGGCTCCCCCACATGGGTTCCACGCGATGATTCCACTCCCTTTCGAGCGAGTCGATGTAGCTTACCTTGCACTTGACTTTCTTCGCGGCTATCCATGACGGCCACAATGCTTCCACCGTCGCCTTCCCGGCTTGCGGATCTATATAACTGTTGGTGGCCTTGGCGATGGTGACGTGCTCCGCCGCCCAGTTCTCCGCGTCTATCTTGCGGCGGAAGCCCCTCTTGTCGGTCTGCGTGCCGTCCGGCTTGCGGTATCGTACTCGATACCGAGTCTCACCCTTGCTGGTCTTGTATCTGGTGACGTTCGCCATTTCGGGTATGCTTCGCCCCGTGTAGGATGGGAGGCGAAGCATCCTCCTTTCCATTTCTCTGGTGGTCTGGTGGTTCCTTCAAGCCCTGCTGACGTTGCACCGTCAGCAGGGCAAATTCTTATCTGATGAGATCTATCACGTAATAGTAGCCATCGTCATCATCCTCATATCGGGATACCCATCGCTGAAGTCTCACGCCTCCTCTCATTCCGACAAGAGACGCAAGATTCGTATAATCCCACGAGCGTGCGCCGATTTCGCATATCGTCTCGCCACCAACGGTGATTGCCACATGGGGCTTCGCCTGCGAGCCTTTTGGAACCGGTAGAGCTGTGACTTCGGCCGGCAATGTCGCTTCCGGGATGCCATTCAGAAGACGTTCTATTACGGGAGAATGCTTGCTGACGGTTTTATGAAAGACGGCTCCTATGTCAGCCCCATTCTTCAGTTCGCGGCCTAGGGCCACGACGAGCGGGAACCGGTGCGGGAAGTCGTACCACTGGTTCCACACGCATTCGATGTACACGAATCCGTAGCGGTCCAGATAATCGCAGAGCTTCCATGAGGACAGCACGCCGAATATCGCCCCATTGTACGCGAGCGCATATCCGCCGTCTGCGGTGTCGTACTCAGTATCGGTGAGGACGCTCGTGAGTATTGCCCGCTGCCTGACTATGCCCGTGAGGAACCTGTGCCCGGGAGGGATGCGAAGAAGCGGCCTATTGTCGTACACGTAGACTTTGTACTCAACGGGTCCGGTCATCACGTTCTGCGGTGTGGGCGGAACGGCAATATTCGCCATATTAGCTGCTGGTCCACGCGACACGTTTTTGAGAAAACCAAACATAAGCTCTCTTCACCCTATGCGGCCACGCTGTCGTGCAGCAGTGTCCTGTAATCATTGATGATGCCTGATGTGACTTCGAGTTCGTCTGCGATACGCCAGACGTTCCCGTCGTACATTCGTTCGGCCAGCGCGTATTCGGTTGGCGATATCAATAGCCGAGCCGTCTCCGCACGGGTGCGCATCTCATGCAGGCCACACCGGTCATCACCGTGGGACCAGTGGACCAGCTCATGCACGAGGGTGCATCGTTTGGCCACGTATGGGAGACGACGGTCTATGAGTATCGTGCGAGTGCGCTCGCTGTAGCAGCCCATCATGCCGTTGGGCAGGTGGTCGGCGCTGCGTATCTCTACGTCGAGTCCGGCACTGTAGACGGCCATGCGCACATGGCCATAGGTGTCTCTCAGGTTCAACGGCAACGGTCTCATGCTGGATCATCCCCGTTCCCGTATTCGATGTACTTCTCCTTGTCCGGGTCGGTGTAGGCCGCAAGCTCCATCGGGTTATCCGCCAGAATACGCTTCGTCTCCTCCACGCGACGCTCGCGCTTTTGCTCTTCTTCGATACGCTTCGCCTCCGAGATGATGTCCCGGACGGTTTGCACCGGGTCGGCTCCGCATACGTCGCAGACAATGAGGAATTCGGAGAGTCTGACAGGAGCCTTAAGACCATTGCGGAGATCCCGAACTCGCCCGTAGTTGATAGCACCGTCGGAGGCGCGATCAAATTCACGGTTGCCGAGGCCGACAGTCGTAAGCATTTTGTCAATGGTTCTTGCCGCTGCGAAATCTGCCGGCGACCACTTGTAACTCTTCGTAGGCATGCAATCAATGATAGCAAGTGACACGCCGACTTGCGCAAAATGAGAGCAAGTGCCATCATATTAATTGTTGACAGCAAGTGAAATCAGGAGGTCGGGATGAGCGAGGAAATCCGAATCGTGAACCATGAGGAGCCGGGCAGGCCGCTGAAGGTCAGGCGACTGGCCGATGGCCGGGTCGAGGTCCGAATCGGGGACATGGGAATCACTGACGCGGTGGCCACCCTCACCGCCGAGGAATTCGACCAGCTCAAGAACCTCTGACAGACAGAAGACCCAAGGCAGAAAGGAGACTCAGGCACATGAGCGAGCCAATCAAACGCAAGGCGTCAGCAGCGGGCATCGGACGCGAACCGGCTCTACCGGTCAAGCCCGGCATGGATAAGGTCGCCAGCAAACTCACCAGACAGGCACGCGCCCGACTACGCCGTGGCAACGTGCCGGACACCCAAGTGGCCCGCGCGGCCTCGGTCAACCGCATGACCATCCAATCATTCCGCACCGGCGCGCCACGCAACGACATGAGCCTGAGCATGTTCCTCGCCGTATTCAACGAGACCGGCGGAGACCCCGCACAGGCCATCGATACCGCGCTCGACACCAACGGCAAGGAGGTGGCGTGATGGTGTGGCAGCAGTGGTTCTTCATCATCGTGTTCGTGCTGTCGATCATCTTCAACGTATTGCAGGTCGGACAGAAACGCGAGCCCCTGACTCCCGGGGCTGCGGCCGTGTGCGTCGTCACCGCACTCGTGTACATCGCAGTCATTCTCAGCATCAAAGGAGCAGCGTGATGGTGTGGTGGAAGCGTGACGGAAAGGCCCGCCAGCCTGAGGAGCCCCTGCCCGAGCCGCTGCCCTGCCCGGTATGCAACGGCCATGCCGAGGCGGTGATTGATATGTACACGATTGGCGGTTACGCGGGTCAAGACGACTTCTGGGGATGCAGGTGTTCCGTATGTGGCTACGGGTTCTTCGGCACCACCGGTGGCCCGAGAAGCGAGCGTGAGGCCATCAGCCGATGGGAAATACTGGTCAGGAACACGCTTGACGTCATAGCCGAGCCGCTGGAGGAATGCCCGAAATGCCATATCGCCCCGGAGGTCAAGCAAAACGTCGTGGAAGGGCAGGCGTTCCTCCAATGCCCGAAATGTCTCGAAGCCGTTTGCGGCGACGCCCCCGTGGCGGTCAAGTTCAAGTGGAACCGCCGATGCAGACGCAGGCAGGCGGCGAAGCTCAAGGCGGCGCGACAGGCCAGATTGCTGGAACGAGTCATAGGAGAGGACGTGGATTGATGAATGCCAAGGATTACGGCCATCACTTCAGCGGCTACCGGAAGCCGGAAGCCACCGAGCCGTCCCAAGGTTTCATGAGTCGTCTCGTCTTCTGGATTCTCGTGTTCGCGGTGTGCATCGGCTGGGTGATGACCCACATGGGGTGCGCGCATCCCATCGGCAACGGTTTGGCCGCGCTCATGGGCTTCGGGCTCGTTCCCTTGCGGCTCCTGTGCCTCGTTTTGAGCGAGGCGGGCGTCGAATAACAGTCTTGCCGGACGGCGTGGAAAACCGGCCGGCCAAGCGGAAGGAAAACCGGTAACCCACGTGATAACTGAAAAAACAACTGACAGATACGGTGTCAGTTTTCTTGAACCGGCGTCGGCCTGCTACCAGCGTTTACTATTCGGGCCGGCGTCACGGGCGGTGCAGGTTGCCCCCAGTCGAGATCGCGTAGGTCATGTGTGCGCGGCAAAGACCGGGACCACGGTTCGACTCCGTGGCCGTCCACGAACGCAAGTTCAAAAAAAAGAAAGCCCCCGCTGGCACGGGGGCGAGAAGAAAAACTCTCAACAGAAAGGATAACCCCATGAGCGCGGAAACACCGAATCTCATGAGTGTGGCCCAGCTCGCCGAACACTACGGGCGGGCGAAGAAAACCATCCAGAACAAGCTCACCCGAGGCTGGGGGCCCGTGCCGGTATTGGACCCGGACACGGGACAGGTGCTCGGCTTCCGCGTCGAGGAGGTGAACCGTTTTGACCAGCGCAACCAACGAACCCACAAGCAATACCTGTATGACTGATCTGCCGAACGACATGTGGCTGGCGGTCGCCGGGAAGCTGCTCAAGAATCTGGACATCCTGACCGCCCACCCCACGCGCCAAAGCCTCGCGAGCCTCATTGGCCTGAGCATCCACGAGGCCGGGCTGCGGCTCGTCGGACTACGAGAGGATATGGATGACGGACACGGTGGAACTATGGAGCCCGATCACGGACGAGGGCATGAGCATGACGCCGGGCGAACTCATCGACGAGTTCTACAAGCGGCTCGCCGATCTGAACACGGACATGCGTAACCCCCGCATCTATCTGGTGCCGAAGCCGGGTGTCATCACGGTCGACCGGCAGGCGCGCAGGGTCTCGGCGGTCGTGGAATACGCGAATAAGAAACGTTTCAGGAGGAGTAGGTGATGGCCGGAGAGACGACGCTCACCATTGTGGGCAACCTGACTGCGGATCCGGAGATTCGCACGATCGGCACCGGGGCGACGGTCGCGAATTTCACGGTTGCTTCCACGCCGCGCGTGTGGAACCGTCAGACGAACCAGTACGAGGACGGTCAGGCTTTGTTCATGCGCTGCAGTGCCTGGCGTGACATGGCCGACCATATCGCGCAGTCGTTGAAGAAGGGCACGCGCGTGATCGTGATGGGCCGTCTGCAGCAACGTTCCTATCAGGCGCAGGACGGGTCGAACCGCACGATCGTGGAATTGCAGGTCGACGAGATAGGTCCGAGCCTGCGGTATGCGGTCGCGGCAGTGGCCAGGCAATCCAAGTCCAACGGCGTCCGGCAGGGCCAGTCGTATTCGGGTGGCTCCACGTACGGCAATCCGCAACAGTCGGGCTGGCAGCAGGCCGCGCCGCAACCAGCCGCCACCGACCCATTCAACCAGCAACAGCAGTCGCAGGAACCGGACCCGTGGGCCTCGCGGCAACCGGCGCCACCGTCCGACGGTTTCGACGCGGACCCCGAATTCTAGGCAAGGAGAAATATCATGGCCATCACCATCGTGGACATTCCGGTATCGCAATTGATGCCGAACCCTCATAACCCGCGCAGGGACGTGGGCGACGTGACGGAGCTGGCGGACAGCATCAGGGCGCAGGGCATCAAACAGGAGCTGCTGGTCACCCCGGCCGGCGACAGGGACGGCGTGCCGCAGTATCGCGTGGTCATCGGGCATCGCAGGCTCGCGGCCGCCAGGCTCGCCGGCCGGGACATGGTGCCGTGCCGTATCGAGGAGCTTACGCCGCGCGAGGAACGCGAGCTGATGCTTGTGGAGAACACGCAGCGTGTGGACCTGACCCCGTTGGAGGAGGCTGACGGCTATCAGGGGCTTTTGGACTTGGGCGTGAAGGTCAAGGAGATGGCCGTACGCACCGGGCGCAGCATGAGACTGGTGCGCGGCCGGCTGAAGATCGCCTCCATCCCCCGATCGGTGCGCGAGGCGTCGCCCTCGTTCGCACAACTGTCGTTGAGGGAGTTGGAGGACATCGCGGAGTTCGACGGCGACGAAAAGGCGCAGGCGCGGCTCGCAAGCAAGGCCGGCTGTAATGATTTCGAATGGCAGCTCAACCATTTGCGCCGTGAGCGCGACCGGCGCGAATGGGTGGAGGCCGCGCTCCTGTGGGCCGAATCCAATGATCTGCCCATGCTGCCCGACAACCTCAAAACGGAGGACGCATGGGCGAACCCGACCGGCTACGAGTATCAGAAGCGTTTCGGCCAGGATTATCCGGGCCCGTTCTCCAAGCAGTGGAAGGACTGGATGGCAGAGGGATCGCATCCCGGAGTGGTCATCAGCATCTTAGAGGACGCGGGAAGCGTGGTCGCCTACACGCCGGCCAGGAAGACAGTGACGAAACCCGACGAGCAGGCCGAGGCGAAACGCCGGATGGAGCGAGAACGCCGGCATGGGATCAGGGAGCTCGCCCAGGCGTCGGCCGAACTGCGCCGCGAATGGATCCGAACAACCGTTCCCGTGTTGAAGGCGGACGTATTGCGCGACATGACGGAACGTCTGACCCTGTTGGAGCTGATGGGTGCCGGCGATTACATGGACGGCACGAGCCTGGACTCGAACGGCTGGACTCGCGTGGTCAAGGCATACTCCTCGTTCGCGAAACCGTTGCCGGTAGTGGACAAGGACCCGGAGCATGGCGTGTATACGCTCAACGTCGCCGAAAACGCGGCGGAACTGCGCCGCCGCCAGTCGGTGCCCTCCCGCCGGAGCGTGGAGCTCCTGCTCCTCCTGCTGGCCCGCAGGGAGGGCGCGATAGACACGGACACGTGGGACCGTCAGGCGTACCAGCACGACCCCAAGATGTTGAACGCCTACTACGGGATCCTCGAGTCGGCCGGATACGCGGTGTCGGACGCGGAGATGAAGGGGCTGGAGCAGTGAACACGAAAGTGACGATCAGGGTACGCAACGGCGATGACGCGCCGGCGAGCGTGGAGCGTCTGGTGGTTGATTCGCGCGCCGAGGTCGGTGCGGGCGTCACGCCGATGATGCTCATGGACATGCTGCGTCTGTTGGACGAGTCGGCCCATGTGACCGGCGTGGAGATAAAGAGGGCGGAACCGTGAGCATCGAACTCGTGGCCCGCGCGAAGAAGACCAGGCTCCATGGGGACAGCACGGCGAAACTGCTGCTTATCGTGCTCGCGGATTACGCGAACGACGAGGGCATGGCGTGGCCGAGCGTGAAGACCATGGCGGAGGAGACGGAGAAAAGCGAACGCAGCATCCAACTGCTGTTGAGGAAGCTCGAACAGATGCGTCTGATCCGCAAGGGCGACCAGAAACTCGTGGCCAAATACGCGAAGGGACGCAGACCAACCGTCTACAAGCTGTTCCCGAAGACCAAAAAGGGCGAAACCCCAGTGGAAGCAACGGTTGAGAGGGGTGAAACCCATTGCACCCCCGAAACAGGTTGCACCGGTGAAACCCACTTCACCCCTCGGGTGAAACCCACTTCACCCGAGGGGTGCAACCCACTTCACCCGAGGGGTGCAACCCACTTCGTTTCAGGGGTGAAACCCACTTCACCCAAACCGTCACAGGAACCGTCAATAGAACCGTCAAGAGAGAGTACGCGCGCCGGCAAAACCGAAAAACCCGACACCACACGACTCCAAGCGCTCGCCAACCTCACCCCCGACCAGTCGCACCGGCAGCTCGCCGACGAAATCGGACTCGACCTGGACGCCGAACTCGCCAAGTTCCGCGACCATGCGATAGCCGGAGGCCATCTGCCGGCCGACCCGGCGGCGGCGTTCCGCAACTGGCTGAGACGCGGCCGCGAACTCGGACTCGGCAACACCAATCGAACCGAGCCGGCGCTCGCAGGCGGCTTCGCCCATCCCACGCCGCCACCCCGGAAACCCCACCGGCACAGCTACGGGTGCACGCACGTGCTCAACCTGCTGAACCGTGACGCGCCGGACAACGACCCGCTGGCATTGCAAGCGGCGGAACTGCTCAACCAAGGAAAAACCGAAACCGAGGCGCTCGCCGCCTTGGGACTCATGAAGGACGATTTGGAGGAAATCGCATGACCAGGAAAACCGAAGCCCTCTTGTGGGTGGACATCGAGACCACCGGCACGGATCCGCGCCACGACCTGATGCTGGAAATCGGCTTGAGGTGCACGAGCATGGACGCGAAAACCGAGTACGCGCGTTACGAGTCGATAATCAAACCCGACATACTGCCCACGGACAGGAGCTTCGCCTACGCGCATCGGATGCATGAGGCGAACGGGCTCATCGACGAGGTCATCGACGCAAGCCCCGAACTATGCTCCACGGCGCGTGTGGCGCTCGCCGTCATCGATTTCACCCAGTCGATGGCGGAAACGCATGTGCTGCATCCGGCGGGCACGAACATGATGGGCTTCGACCTGCCGTTCCTGGAGCATTACCTGTTCGCCGAGGACCAGTGGGGACGCTTCCACCGACTGCTCTCCTACCGCGCGTTGGACATGACCGCCATCCGGTTGACCCAAACCGCGTTGGGAGCAGACCCGTACGAGCATTACACGCAGACGAAACCGCATCGTGTGACGGACTGCCTGGACACGGACATCAGCGAATACATCGAATGGCTGGACCTCGTCAAATGAGCCGCACCAACCCCACACGGGAAACACACAGGCTGACCGCCAGACGAGACCACTACCGGTGCCTGCGATGCGGCAACGAATTGGACCACATCTGGAGCGGCCACAGCCTCCACCACCGGCACATGCGCTCCCACCCGTTCCCCGGCCTGCATCTGCCAGCCAACCTCATCCATTTATGCGGCTCCGGCACCACCGGCTGCCACGGATGGGTACACAACCATCCCAAAACGGCGATGGAATACGGGTGGATAGTCAGCATGGGCGAAGACCATCCCGAAAACATCCCCGTATGGGACGCGCACCAAGGCTGGCTGCTCCTCGACAACCAGGGCGGATACACGCTCTGCGACAGGGACGGCAACCCCAGATAACACACGCAAGCAAACCGACACGGAAACAAGCCGGCGCTCGCCGGCTAAGGGAAGGGAAGCATGACGTTCGAACAGACGAACGAGAAGCAACGCCAACGCATGAAGGCGGACGCCAGGTCGCACATGGAAGCGGCCCGGATGATACTGGCCAGCCCGCTCTACGCGAGGCTCAGGGGCGGCGAGGACCTGTACACGGCCGTCTGGGCGTTGTGGGAATCACTCGCCGGCACGGGATTGTCGAACATGACGGCGGGCGCGGTATGCCACGCATGCAAGACCCATGACCTCGACCAATTGGATTGGGCGCTCACATCGATAGCCAAAACCGGGTCGATACGACCATACTCCACACCCACCAAACACCCATTGCACTGCACCAACTGCGGCAAGGAATGCAGGCCGCACGCCGGCACCGCGATCCTCTGCAAACAATGCAAGGAAAACCTCCGAAGAAGAAAAACAAAACCATGAACAACCTGGACAAGTACATCCACCGATGCCGGTTGAACCTCGAACCCCACCACCTCCAACCCGCAGACGAAACCGACGACAAACATTGCATCATCTGCGACATCAGCGGCGCTCGCCGGCATATCCGCATGGACGGTCTATGCATCAACTGCCACCTCAAATGGAGACGCAAACACGATCCCGCATACCGCAAGCGGATCAACGCCTACCAGCATCGATGGCAGCAGGAGCATCCCAACGAATTCCGCGAAATGAAACGCCGCTACGAGCAGAGGAAACGAGCAAAGGAACACCAATGAGCGTCAAAACCTACACAGACTCCACCACACGAATCATCACCAAAACCATCGAAGAACACGTCTGGGAATCCGCTGCGACGCCATCGGCTGCAACAACAGCCTCGAATTCCGGGAAAACCAGGACACCGGAGACATCACAGCAGACGGCGACTACACCGGCCCCGATATGGACAACGAATGGCTCAACATCCACGACACCAACACCGCCATCCAAACCGCACTCCAACACGGCTGGCAAGAAGGCAACAAAGGCATCCAACGAGGCCACCTCTACTGCCCCACACACAACGAAAACCAATAAAACACCAACAACCAAAAAAGAAACAACGCCGGCGCTCGCCGGCATAGGGAAAGGAGAACCGATGACCGCACTGCTTGTTGGACGATTGCGCGAACTCGCGACGCAGACCCATCTGCTCGAGACGAAGGTGAGCTCTCTTGGCTGGATGGCCGGCGCCGGCGCGCAGACGTTGAAATCAATGACCCGCGCCCAGGCGCATCTCATGCTCGCCGAATGCGATCTGCTGGACGCGCTCGAAGCGAACGAAAAGAAGGAGAAAAACAATGAGCAGTGAGAAACCGTTCTGGAAAGGCAAGACCTGCGGGGAGCTGGAAGGGCTGCGTGTCAAGATAACGTGGAATAACGGCGACACGATGACCAGTACGCTCGACATGGTGGGAAACGTTGCTCATTGCGTCTCTCTTTCTCCCGCCATTCGTTCATCCTCGACTTTCGTCCCTTACTCCGGTATCAAGTCCATCGAACTGGTGGATGAGTCTATCAGCGTGCCAGATGACCCCGAGTACGAGCGTATCGATGACATTCACGATGTTTGCACGGGCGATATTTTCGTCGCGACGAACGGCAATAGATTCTCCGTTGTCGCTGTCGATGATGATGACGAAACAGACTGCACCCTTGCAGTCATGGTACAGGCAGAGATTCCCGACTTCCACGATTGGATGTTTAATTCAAACTTCGCCTACGCATTGCGTCGGAAGCCGAAGCTGCCCAACCATGACGGGTTGTGGCTAGACAAGGACGATAACACGTGGACGATGCGTGATGGCAGCGTGCAGATGACATGCATCGGCGCTGATGACTGGTGTTTCACGCGCGCGTGGTTCTCGCCGGATAGCGTACAGGTTCTAAACGCGGCCCCGTTCCGTCCGGCCAAGGTGGTGGAAGCATGAGCATCATCAGCAGCAAGGCGGAACACGTGTACAAGAGCAACACGCTCATGCAGGAGGCGTATATCGCCGGAGCCTCACGCCAGCACACGGACGAGGAAATCAGGGCGGCTTGTCTGGCAATCATGCCCTATGTGATATCCCAGCCGTCACAACAGGTGTTCGATTTCCTCGTGATATCCCAGCCGTCACAACAGGTGTTCGATTTCCTCACGAAGGCAACCGTCGCATATCCCGGCCAGGAAATCGTGCGGAAGGTCATCGAGGCAATGCAAAGAAAGGCAACGGAAGAATGAATCTTTTAGATGAAACCAAGAGTGCGATCTCACGAAGCAAGCATTCGACCGATGACGTTCGATTCGTAGGCTCCCGCGACGAGAAGCTGGGAATTCCGTGGAGTCAGGCCGAAAAGGTGCTCGACATCGATTACGACGACGGATACGGCAGTCAGGAGATAGACGCCGATCTGGTCGTGGCGTTCACTGATGGCGGGTTCCTGCGCCGCGAAGAATACGACGGCAGCGAATGGTGGGAATATGAGCCACCGTTCAGAGGCCCGGAGACGCAGAAACCGTTCGGACGCGTGAAGCGGACCTATCCCGCGTACTCGCTTGAGGACATCAATTACCCGATGGAGGCAACGGAAGAATGAACAATCTTATCCACTGCGATATGTGCGGCTACCTCATGACCAAACGTTGGAGCGAAACCATTGACGGTAAGACGTATTGCCGTGATTGCGTTCCGAAGAAGCGTCTCATCGATTCGGGTGAGCCGACCGAGTTCGATGATACCGACGAAATCGTATGCCCTTACTGCGGGCACCGATACGAAGATTCGTATGAATGCGGCGGCAATGACGAATACTTCGAGGAGGAGTGCGAGGACTGCGAACGAGAGTTCTACGTGACTCGCATCATCGACATCAGCTATGACACCAAGCCGAAGGAGGCAACAGAAGAATGAGTGATTACAAGCAGCGGATGATCCGCGAACATCGAGAATTGCAGGAGCGTATCGGCAAGCTGGCGCACATGCTTGAGGGCTACGCGGAGGGCACGTTGGACTTCACGCCCGCGTGCTCCTTCCAGCTCCTTGAAAGCCAATTGTACGCGATGGGGACATACGCGAACATCTTACAGGAGCGTGCGCGTATCGAACAGGTGGATTTGAACGCGCCTCTTGAGGGAGGTGAGTCTGGTGAGGTTTCACAGGATTAGCCCGTGTCCTCGTTGTGGGGGCAAGGTCAAGGCGAAATGGGAGCGGGACGGCGTGCAGGGGTTGCCTGAATACACGTTCTTTATCGTGATGTTCCGCTGCACTGTCTGCGGGCTCGGCTTCGAGGGAGGTTGTTCACGGAAGCCCGCCCCGTATCAGTTGCAATACAATATCGCCGCTTGGAACCGCATATGCAACGGTGATAAATGCTTCACGTTGACCTACATGAGTCAGGAAGACGGACGATGAAGTTGGAGACCAAGGAAGAATATCTGGTCGATTCGGCTATCGAGATGCTGTATCCGACCGTCACTTTCAATTCCTATGAGGCCGCTGTGAAGCATATCCACGAGACGCCGGGCACGTGGCGAATCACAAAAATCTATCGCACCCTACCAGTCGGCGAGGAAGTCACGGAGGCAGACGATGAATGCTGATGTGGAGCGGATTCGCGAGAGTCTGGGAGGCAGACGATGAAGGCGACGGACGTGGAGATCGAACGACGGTGCGGCATGGTCACAGGTGCCTCCTGCGGGCATGTGACCCTGAGCTGGATTCCCGGAGACGGCCGAAACGGCACCCGCTCATGGGTGCTGGCCACTCATGATGGCGACAGCATCCGCCGCATCCGGTTGAGCCGGAACGAGCTCGGCGACCTGGAGGCCATCCTCCAATCGATCGCGAACGAGGAGAAGGAACTGCGAGGTGGACGATGAGCACTCTGGATATTTTGGGTAACACGAGCGAGCAGGCGGATTCGATACGTCTGATGCTCAAAGTGCGGGGCATGAAGGACGGTCGTTTCATCGACGCCGACCCGCTCATTATCCTCAAGGCCGACAATCATCAAGGTTCCGACAGGTGGGACGTGTATGTCAGCAAGACGGTGTATCCGACCGCCGAATCGTATGGCACGCTCGCCGGCGTGCTGAGGATGCTCGCCGACGACGTGGAGATCATGGCGCGAGAGAAGGAAATGGGAGGCGGACAATGAGCGGACACGACGAAACAATTCATCCAGACTATATTCCCGAGGATTTCAGGGAACTGCTGCGCATGGCTTGCGATTCCGTCTGGGAACAAGGCGAGTTGTACAGCGAAGACCTGTTGCTGGCGGCTTTCAAACCCGCCATAGACGAACACGACCGGCAGATAGCCGAACAGGCATGGGAGAACGGATATATCCAAGCCCTCAAGAACATGAACCCCATGCCCGGCGAGGAACCGCCCGAATACACGCCAAACCCATATCGAAAGGAAAACGCATGAACGAGATTCAGCTTACAGACCATTTGGTCGCGCATATCGGCGCGGAAGGCACCTGCGGCCGTTATCAAGCCAGAATCACCGAGGACGGCGACTTCAGAGAGTTCCTGTACGCCATGAGCCTCAAACGTCTCAAGCGCAAATGCGAGAAGTATGCGAAGCGTGAACGCAAGGCCATCGAATATGTCGCCACGCTCAAGGAGGAATCATGAGCGTAAGCAGTCTCAAACGCGAGGAAATACTCAAATGGCATCGGAGCAAAGCGGCCACGCCCGAATACACGGCGAAACTGCTCGGCGTGCCATTGGATGAGGTGCTGTACATCATCGCCCATCCTGAAACGCCCGCACCCCACAAGGACGATTTCACGCCCGAATTCATCGAACCATTGCTCTGAATTCAGCGCAAAAACACTGAATTCAGCGTAAAAAAACGAAACCCTCCACCGAAAAGATGGAGGGCACGCTCACCAAGCACCATGATAGCCGGAACGTGGAGGGTTTCAAACAATGTTCATCACCACCGAACCATGCCAATACTGCGGCAACCAGCAGGTCGAGGCACCGTGGACGCTCTGCCGGAACTGCCGCCGCCAGTACGCGAAAACACTCCACCGGCTCCGCCATGACATGATGCTCCTGCAACAGGTGTCCCGTCACGCCTACAAGCTGGGCGAGCCCGGAGCTGGAGGCGTGGCGCAAGGAGGGGAAGCGCCCGCGCCCATCAACCTCCACGCGCAGGACATGCTCGACCAGACCGAGGACGGCTTGCAGGACATGTGGAACGAAACCGGCGTGGAAAGCCGTCCGAGATGGCAGACCCTGCTCAGGGACTCGCCACGACGACTGCCCGACCTATGCCGCGCCAGCCGTTCGGGACATTGGCTGACATGGCTCATCCACACCTGCGAGCGCATCGAACCGCTCATCGACCGCAGGCCACGCACGCGCCGGATAATCGGCGTCTGCCCCGAATGCGGACGCGAGGTCATGGCCGCGAAGGGCGAATCGCTGCTGCTATGCAAATGCGGCAACCCCATCAACGTGGCCGAACTGCGCGAGCAGAGCCGAGACAAGGCCGAGGCAATCCACCTGACCAAGACCCCTGCGGGCATGAGCCAGTGGCTCAAGGACAACTACGGATACGAGGTCAGCCGCAAAGTAATCATCATGTGGATACGCCGGGGCAAACTCCCCAGCAGCAAGCCAGTGGAAGACGGATACTACGAATTCAGCATCAGGGAGATAGTCAGCATGGCAATGGCATATTCCAGCCGGCAGTAGGCTGTTGCCACCCCGTGGTATACTCCGTATCAGGATAAGTGCGAAAGCCTCTGGGACATACATCTCAGGGGCTTTACTCATACCCGCCTATGCGCGTAGCTCAGCCGGTAGAGCAGCGGTCTCCAAAACCGCAGGTCGTTGGATCGAAGCCAACCGCGCATGCCACGGCTTGCGTACCGCAGAGGCCTAACCGGCCATAGCAGCGACTGCTAGGGCGCAATCACAACAGAGCGCAAAGCTCGGGTTGCCGCGAATTCGAATCTCGCCCAAGCCACCAACCACCACACAGGATGGGGAACATGAGCAACAAGGCAGGCTCAGGCAGATACCAAAATGGAGCAGCCCGCCGCAAATGCAAAGCCCGACACATCGCGGCCGAAGGACCAATACCAATCTGCCCACTGTGCGGCAAACCCATAGACCTCACACTCAAAACACCACACCCACTCAGCTGCGAACTCGATGAGATCATCCCATACAGCCGAGGCGGATCACCAACCAGCTATGACAACACACAACTCACACACAGAATCTGCAACCAAAGAAAAAGCAACAAAATAACCACCAACACCACAGGCCACCAAAACACAAAAAAACAACCACAAAACACCATCCCAATCAGCCGCCAATGGTAACCGGGGGCCATACCCTCCCCCTCCCATGCAAGGCTCCCCACAGGTCATAGCGCCGCCGTCCCCCCGAGATAAAAACAGAAGATTGTACGCATGGTTTTTTTGTTAGCCATTTTGCCGCCCAGAAGCGCCATCTAGCGCCTATCTAAGCCAATTGTGAGTTTTTTGCCTGCGCGGTCAATCCTGTGTTATAGGGAATTTATCAACAAAGAAAAAATGGAGAAATGTTGAAATAAAGCCATTTAAGCGTTACAGATATGGTATAATAAAAATACCGCTGCGATATTGGCGTATCCAGCGGCGTGACCGACCGATAAGGAGTCGATATGGATGAGTATACCCGTCGCGAGATGCTGAGATTTCTCTCAAAAATCAAAACATTGAATAATGGATGCTGGGAATGGACATCAACCATCAACCGTAAGGGGTATGGCGTATTAAGCGTCCACGGGAAACCAGTTGCCGCCTATCGCGTCTCGTACATGTTGTTTCGCGGCGAAATACCGCCTGCAATGCAGATTGATCACATCTGCCATAATCGAGCGTGCGTCAATCCCAATCATTTGCGTCTAGCTACCACGACTCAGAACAATGAAAATCACACAGGAGCGAATCGCAACAGTGGAACTGGCGTTCGAGGCGTATATTGGGAAGCCGACAGGCAGAAATATCGTGTCGAAGTCATCAGCAAAGGCAAACGTCATCGGAAAGGCGGGTTCTCGAACTTAAGCGATGCTGCTGCATACGCTCGCGAGCTGCGCAATGAATTGATGACCTTTAATGATGCGGACAGGCAATGAGCAATTGCGAGGAATGCGGGACATTTTTAGGCTCTGTCCAATTTCATGGCGGCAGTGTGCAACGCTTTTGTTCAACTCGCTGCCGTGTCCGTGCCTATCGAAAAAGACATCAGATACCACAAGTGCTCAAGTCGCTGCCCCGTTGGGTGCGCGCCGTCGGTAAGCGTCCGATCCAGTGTGATGGGTCGCCGGCCAGTTCGACCGACCCCGATACCTGGGCATCATATTCGGAGGTCATGCGTTCCAAAGCCGGTGACGGCTACGGTATCATGCTCGGCGATGGGCTAGCGTGCTGGGATTTCGACCATGTGGACCCCGCTGACCCGCCCGCGCAGGCGGTGGAACTGTTGTCCGAAGCGATCTATGCGGAGGTTTCGACCAGTGGACATGGTTTGCATGTGTTCGTCCGTTCGTCGGAGCCGAGTTTCCGGCGTGCCGGTGTCGAGTTTTATTCGCATTCGCGGTTTATTCGCATGACGGGAAGGAGGTGGCCGAAGTGACCACGGTTATCCGCAATCAGGGTACGAGTCTGGCGGTGCGCGAGAAGCTGGCCGCTGATGGCAGGCCCGTGTTGTTGGCGTTTTCGTGCGGCAAGGATTCCATAGCCGCGTGGCTTGCGATGCGGGATATGGGCATCGAGGTCGTTCCCGCGTATTTGTACTATGTGCCCGGTTTGAGGTTCGTGGACGAGGAGCTGGATTATTTCGAGCAGAAGTTCCAGACCAGAATCAAAAGGTATCCGCACCCGTCGCTGTACCGGTGGTTGAACAATGCGGTGTTCCAGGCTCCCGAACGGTTGCGCTATATCGAGGCGGCGCGGTTGCCTGAGCCGTCGTATGAGCAGATGTGGGATTTCATCCGCGCCGACGTGGGCTTGGATAAGAGCACGTGGTGCGCGGATGGCGTGCGCGCCGCCGATTCGATTCAGCGTCGCGGCGCGTTCGTCCAGTACGGGTACTGGCGGCGCAACCTCAAGAAGGTCAGTCCTATCGGGGATTGGCTCAAGGGCGAGGTATTGGACTGCATTCGCGGGCATCATATCGAGCTGCCGTGTGATTATGCGTGGTTCGGGCGTTCGTTCGACGGCATCGACAAGCGTTTCACCAAGGTTCTCAAGGACAAGGCACCGGACGATTACGCGACGCTGCTTGAATGGTTCCCCTTGTTGGAGGTGGATCATGTCAGGTGATTTCAAATTCGATTTTTCGAAGAGAAAACCCAAGGGCAAGCGTGTGAAGCCGGTGCCGGAGAATCTGGACGAGAACGCGAAGGAGTACCGCGAGCGTGCCCGTGCGGAGCGCAAGCGGTTCGTGGATGCGACCGACACCGAATTCTGGTTGTGCCTGTGCTTCCCCTCCCCCGCCGAGATGACGCGGTGGCGTGAGCGTTTTGGTTTCGGCGAGGAACACCGGATCTATGCGTACCGTGACATCGCCGACAGGCTTGCCCCGTACAAGCCGGCCAGGTCGTCTGCCGTGGCGTTCGGTGCCGGTGTGGGGTTCGTCGGCGGTCTCGGTTTCGCGGAGAAGACGCCCGACCCGCTCGCCGGCGTCAAGTACACCGATGATCTGGAAAAGGATTGCCTCGCCGAGCTCTCCGCTCTGCACAAGGCGCTGGTTTCGGCTCGCAGCCCGGAAAAGCTTGTCGAGCCGACCGATTCCGAACACTGGTTCGCCATCGCATTCCCCTTGCGCGACGATAAAGACTCTTTCCTCGCCGAGTACGGTCTTCGCAAGCTCGGCGACAAGTATCTGGACGGCATGGCCGTCGCTCGGAAGCTGGGAGGCGAGTTATGAGGCGAGTCCGTTACGCGAGCACCAACGATATCCGCTATACGGGGTATGGACGTCGCTCTTCCGGTTCATCCGGTGGCGGTGTATCCGCCCTGCGTGTGAGTGCGTCCCGTTCCGCGTCGCGATCGAGCGGATCGTGAACCGGTAACAATATTTTCGTTCAAGCCGTCCCTATGGGGCGGCTTTTCCATTGAAGAGAGACTTTCATGGCGCGTAAATCCCAGACCTTCAGTGAATACGCCGCCGAACGCGGTATCAAGGTCACTCCAGATTTCACCATTGACCGAAGAGGTAACTTTCACTATCCACTTAAGGACGAGGAACAATCCCGACGTCAAAGAAAAGCACTCGCCGATTACCGCAAATTGGTCGAATCCGGGGCCATCCACGATCCAACTCTTGAGCGCGCAGCAAAAGCGGGAAAACCGTATGCGAAGAAAATCCTATCGATGAAACGGGCCAACAGCAGAACCGCTTCCCGCTCTTCCGGCTCCTGATTTTTTCCTGTCCGATTTTCGTGCTTGGAGGGAGGTGGATTATGCGAAACCTGTTCCAGCGTGCCGGTAGTGCGGTGCGTAATGTGGCCGGTCGTATCCGCAGCGCTTTTTCTCGCGGCGGCTCGCGTTCCTCCGGCTCCTGATCTTGTTGTCTCTTGTGATTGGAGAATCTCGTGGCACGACACACAAAGGTTCAATCTGAATCTGAATTCTTGGCCGAGCGTGGCTTGTCGAGTCCGATAAGCGGTTTTGCGGACGACAAGATGCGCTCGAACCGGCAGATTCGCACCAGCCGCGGAGCGAAGGCATTCCAAAAAGCCGCTCAACGCGCGTCATCTGATTACCATACGCAGAGAGAATCCGCACGTGCGGAATACCGTTCTCGGGTTCAATCCGGCGCGGTACGTCCTCCCTCTTCCGTTGAAAAAGCATTGAAAACGGCGCAGGGTAATTCCGATAATGAAGCCGTAAGGGCCGCGCGTCGTATTCTCGCCAAGCGAGGTATTGACTGGAAAACCGGCAAGCGACTTGCTCGGGGGAAAGTGGCGTCCCGTTCATCCGGCTCCTGATTTCCCGATGGAGGTGATTGTCATGCGTCCGAGATACGTGCAGGGCGAGTTTGATTTCTCTCGTGCAGCCGGTTCCGCTCGCGCTAGCCGCTCCAGCGGCTCCTAGACATTGATTCGAGGTGATCCAGTTGGCCAAGACCACGATAACGCAGCCACAGTTGCCTGACGGCATCGAGTGGCCGGAGGCGACCGTGCGATGGTGGGAGCATTTGGCTTCCACCCCCGGAGCGGACTCGTGGACGGAGGCCGACTGGGACAACCTCATGAACGCCGCCCTGATCCACGCGGACATCTGGGGTTCCGGCAATTTCGCCAGCGTGCCCATACTGAACAAGCTGTTGCAGGATTACGGCATCACACCAGCCGCACGCAGCCAGATCATGCCGGCGGAAGTCCAGAAGCAGGAGCGGCATACGCCGCTCGATGAGATAGCCGAACGACGGAAGCTGAGGGTGATCGAGGGTGGCAAGACGAAGAGGCGTACAGGAACCTAGCTTCGCTCTGGTTCCCAAGCACGTGCAGTCCGAGGGAGGAGAGGCGTGCGCGCTCGCCGCCGGCTACGATATGAAGCCGGACAAGTGGCAGCGCATCGTGCTTGAGGGTTGGCTCGCCACGGATTCGAAGCTGCAATGGGCGGCGTCGGATTGCGGGTGCGCGGTGCCGCGTCAGAACGGCAAGAACGCGATTCTCGAGTTCACGGAGCTGTACCTTGCCGCGATCCTCGGCATGAAGATTCTGCATACGGCGCATGAGGTGAAGACCTGCCGCAAGCATTTCCTGCGTATGAAATACTATTTCGAGAACGCGCGCAAGTTCCCCGAACTGGCGGAGTTGGTCACCTATATCCGGGCCACGAACGGTCAGGAGGCCATCGTGTTGAAGAACGGTGGCAGCATTGAGTTCATCGCCCGTTCGAAGAGTTCGGGCCGTGGCTTCACGGTGGACGTGCTGGTGTGCGACGAGGCGCAGGAGCTGACCGACGAGCAGATGGAGGCCATACAGCCCGCCATCTCGTCGGCACCCTCGGGCAATCCGTTGACCATCTACACGGGCACGCCGACCCCGCCGACTTCGCCGGGCACGGTGTTCGCGCGCATGCGCCGCAACGCGCATCGCGACAAGCCGCCGAAGAACCTGTGCTGGTTCGAATGGGCGGCGACCGAGATCGGCGACGTGCACGACCAGCAACGCTGGTACCGGTACAATCCATCGCTCGGCACCCGCCTGTTGAAAAGCGTGGTCGTTTCCGAGTCGGAGAAGATGACGCCGGACGGTTTCGCCCGCGAACGTCTCGGCTGGTGGAACGATCAGGCCGGCGCGCTGTCCGATATCGATGTTGACGAGTGGGCCAAGTGCAAGACCGACAAGCCCTGCATGGATGGCTACAACTCGTATGCGGTCAAGTTCAGCGCGGACGGCGCGAACGTCACCCTCGTGGCGTGCGTGCGCCCGCCCCGCAAGTCGAGTGAATTGCCGCACGTGGAGGTCATCGCCTCGCGCAGCATGCGCGGCGGCACCGGCTGGCTGGCCGACTGGCTGACCGCCGAGAAGAACGGTGCGGAACGATGGCGCAACGCCATCGGCATCATCATCGACGGGCGCGTGGGAGCCCCCACCCTGGTCAACAGCCTCATCGACAAGGGCGTGTCGAAAAGAGTGATCGTGGTGCCGCGCCCTTCCGACGTGGCGGACGCTTGTTCGATGCTCGAACAGGCCGTGAACGACCATGGGCTTACCCATTTCGGCCAGCCTCTGCTTGACGAGGCGGTGGGTCATGCGAAGCACAGGAAAATCGGCGACGGGTTCGGCTACGAGCCGTCCATGGAGAACATCGACGTGAGTCCCGTGGAAGCGGTGGCTCTCGCGTATTGGAACGTCAAGACTTCCAAACGTCATCCGGGAAGAAGAGCGAAGGCGGTGGCATTCTGATGCAGATTCCCAGTCTTGAAAACGTGCAGGTCGATAATCTGCCCGACGAGTGCCGAGAACCGTGGGATTTGATGATACGTCAATGGTCCCAGAAGCTCGAACGTAACCTTTTGCGCACCAAATACTACGACGGGCGCAACGAGCTTAAGAATCTGTCCATCGCCGTGCCGGACAGCATGGCGGGGATAAGCGAGGTCGTGGGCTGGCCGCAGAAATCGGTGGACGCTTTGGCCGACCGCATCGTGTTCGATGGTTTCGTCGGAGTCGGCGACGACAGCCGCGATCCGTTGGGTTTGGATTCGATTCTTTCAGACAACGACTTCGACGTGGAATTGCCGCAGGCCATCCGCAGCGCGCTCACTCACTCATGCTCGTTCCTGAACGTGCGCAGCGCGGAACCCGAGGATGGTCTGCGCTCGAAGGTGTCCGTGTCGTTCCGTAGCGCGCTCTATGAGACCGGCCTGTGGGATTACGCCCGTCGCGGCCTGTCGGCGGCGTTGTCGATAACCGATATCGACCGCTCACAGTACGCGCAGGCGAACACCATCGTGCCTTCCGAGCTCATGCTCTACATGCCCGGCTACACGATTCGTATACGCCGCACGCAATCAGGCCGCTATCATGCGGACGCTCCATGTAACACGTACATGGATCATGTGCCTGTGTACCTGATCCCCTACCATCAGGACCTGAACCGCCCCTTTGGCCGCTCGCGCATCAGCCGCGAGGTCATGAGCATCACCGACACGGCGGTGCGCACCATGCTGCGCATGGAGGTAAGCGCCGAATTCTATTCGAGCCCGCAACGTTACCTCATCGGCGCGGACGAGCCGCCCGAGGACAAGAACGGCAGGAAGCTGACCGGCTGGGAAGCCACCATCTCGAAGATGCTCAACATCAGCCTCAACGAGGACGGCCAAGCACCCGTCATCGGCCAGTTCACGCAGATGACCATGCAGCCGCACACCGACATGCTTCGCGCCCTCGCGGCACGCATGAGCGGCGCGACCGGCGTGCCGCTCAGCCAGTTCGGCGTGATGACGGATTCCGGCCCTTCTTCTTCGGAAGCGATCATGGCGGCGGAAAGCGAACTTGTCATCGAGGCGAAGAACGCCTGCCGCGCCATCGGCGTGCAGCTACGCAAGGCCGCGAGGGACATCGCCATCCTCAACGGCACCAGCGAGGACAGCGACGAGCTCAATCGGTTGCAGGTCAACTGGCGTGACCCCGAACGCCCATCGCAGGCCGCGCTCTCCGATGCCATCGTGAAGCAGGTGACGGCCATTCCATGGCTCGCCAACTCCGACGTGGTGTTGGAGAAGCTCGGCTACACGGATTCCGATATCACACGCCTGTTGGTCGACAAGCGCAAGGCCGAGACCCGCAGCGTGCTTGACTCCCTCGTGAACGGAGGCAATAAGGATGACGGACAACCGGCAACTGGAACAGCTGCAAGCCAGCCAAGCTCGGGCGGTGGAACTGGCACGCCGCGATCTGGCGAAACTGTGGGAGACGCTGCAACAGCTCAGCCCTGAATGGCAGCGTGACATGCTGCTCGACTACGTGCCGCAACTGGTCGTCAAATACGGCGACCTCGCGGCGCAGGCCGCCTATGAATGGTATATGCGCGTCCGTGGCGAATCGGTGCCCGACCCGTGGGAGTACGACCTGTCCGACTCGTTTCCCGGTGATGGCATCGACAAGACGATACGCTGGCAGGCCGGCCGCCTGTGGACGGACCCGCAGACCATGCAGGCGTTTCTGGTCGGCGCGATGCAACGCTGGGTCATGTATTCGGGGCGTGAAACCGTTGCACGCCTGTGCGAGCACGACCCGTCCGAACCCCGGTACGCGCGTGTGCCGAGAGGCGCGAAGACGTGCGCGTTCTGCACGATGCTCTGCTCGCGCGGCTGGGTGTACCGCAGCGAGAAGACCGCGAAATACGTCAAAGGCTCGTTCAGACTGTTCCACGACGACTGCGACTGCCAGATCGTGCCCGAATGGGACAGGGACCAAGCTCACATCGAGGGTTATGACCCTGACCGCATGTACTCGGAATACATGCACGCCCGCAGCCTCATCGAGAACGGCGGCCTGAACGACGACACCTATCGGATGATAAAGGCCACCACAAAAGGCAATCCCGACAATCCCAACGACCCGAACACGATCACCTATGTGATGCGCCGACTCTACCCCGACCGTTACAAGGACGGCTACGGGGTGCCACGACCGTCGCACTCGAACTGAGATTTTCCCCAACCACCCGCACGGGTGGTTTTTTATGCCCGAAACGGGCCCAACCCACTAGGAGGAACCATGACCGAAGAGGCCAACGGCAACCAGCAGGCGGCATCGACCGAGAACGGAGCGAAGCCGCCCGAAATCGACTACGAGGCCAAATACAAGGAGGCCGTCGCCCATTCCCGCGAATGGGAGAAACGCGCCAAGGACAACAAGACAGCCGCCGACGAACTGCAACAGCTCAAGGAGGCCCAACTGTCCGAAGCCGAAAAGACAGCCAAGCACATCAAAGAGCTTGAAGCCAAGAACGCCGCCTACGAGGCGGAAAAACAGCAGAACGAATGGAAGACGCAGGTCTCCAAGGAAACCGGCGTGCCCATCGCACTGCTCCACGGCTCCACCCTCGAAGAAATGCAAGCCAACGGCAAGGCGCTCGCCGACTACATCGCCGAGAAGACCAAGCCGAAGGTGCACGCCTCCTCCGAATCCAACCAGCCGCCCGCGCCATCCGACACATCCGGCGATTGGCTTCGCGATCAGTTCCTCAAGCAGAAACGCAAATAATCCACCTCATAGAAAGAAGGTATGACGATGACTTCCAACGTGAACTCCATCATCACCAGCGGCGACCTCGGCGGCGGACTCATCCCCACCGAATACGCCACCCAGATTATCCAGGACGCCCCCAAGTCGAGTGTGTCCCTGACCCGTATGCGTCAGATTCGCATGAGCACCCGCACGCGCACGCAGCCGGTGCTTGACTCCAAGCCGATCGCCTACTGGGTGGGCGGCGATACCGGCCTGAAGCAGACCACGAAGATGAAGTGGTCGGGCCTGAGCATCACGGCCGAGGAGCTTGCGGCCATCGTGCCCATCCCGGAGGCCGTCATCGCGGATTCTGGCATCCCCATCTGGCCGGAGGTCATGCCGCGTCTGGCTTCCGCGCTCGGCTACAAGCTGGATCAGGCGACCCTTTTCGGCGTGGACAAGCCGTCCAGCTTCCCGGACGGCATCATCCCGCAGGCCATCGCGGCGGGCAACACGTTCACCCAGGGCAAGGATCTCGCCAAGGACGTTGCCAGCATGGGTCAGAAGCTCGCCGAACAGGGCTTCGCCATGAACGGCTTCGCCGGCAAGCCGGGCCTGAACTGGGAGCTTATCGGCCTGCGTAACACCAACGGCAGCCCGATCTACGTGCCGTCCCTCGCCTCGGGGGCCCCGTCCACCCTGTACGGCTTCGGTCTCAACGAGGTCGACAACGGCGCGTGGGATTCCACCAAGGCCGTGCTGCTCGGCGCGGACTGGTCGAACTTCGTGGTCGGCATCCGTCAGGACATCACCTACAAGATGCTTGACCAGTCGGTTATCTCGGACGATAACGGCAAGGTGATTCTGAACCTCGCCCAGCAGGATTGCGTCGCCATGCGAGTCGTGTTCCGCGTCGGCTTCCAAATCGCCAACCCCATCAACGACGTGCAGCCCGACAAGACGAAGCGCTTCCCCGCCTTCGTGATCGCAGCCCCAAAAGTGTGACGCCGGCACCCCAATCCATCGAGACCAGTCCTGAAACCGTCACCGTTCGAGCCGGCGAAACAACCAATGTGACGGTACGTGTCCTGCCGGAGGGCGCAGACCAGACGATGACCGCGACTGTCGCTGACAAGTCCATCGCCACGGTGGTGTCCGATGACTGACAATACCGTGTTCGCCCCTCACGAGGATCTGGAAGCCCGGTGGCATCCTCTCACCGACGCGGAACGGGCGCAGGCGGACATGCTGCTGGCCGCAGCACGCGGCTTCGGCATCATCGCATTCTGACATTAAGGAGGCCGTCATGGTCGATGAAACGGAAGAAAACCCATTTGCCACGCATTTGGAATTGGCCAAACGCTGGAAGCAGATGCCGGACGACCCCGATTATGTGGATCAGCGTCTGGCCGATGCCTCGCAGTTCCTCCGCGAACAATGCCCGGATTGGCGGAACATATCGCAGGCGACGCTTGAACGCATCGCCTGCGAGCTCGCCAAGGACGCGATCTCATCCGACATGCAGACCGAGGGCGCTGGTTTCGACACCACCGGTGCCAGCAATCTCAGCCTCACGGCGGGCAATTTTACCCAGTCCATGACATTCGCGAACCCTCGCGGCGAATTCTACCTGTCCAAAGGGCAGAAGAAGGCGCTCAGGCTCACCGGCCAACGCTTCTACAGCATCGACCTGTCAAACGGGGAGGCGTCATGAGGGGCGAGACCGTGAAAGTGGTGCGCTACACGCCGACCGGCGAGACCGACCCCGGCGGCTCGCCAGTCACGAAGGTCGATATCGAGTCGGTGGACAACGTGCTCGTCTCACCAGGCGCGATGAGCAACGCCACCGACTCGATTCGACCTGACGGCGTGACCGTTGCATTCACCTGCCTCTTCCCCCGCAGCTACGCATACCGGAGTCTGCGCGGGGCGAGTGTGCGCATCAATTCACATGACTACGAGGTGATCGGAGACCCGAGGCCATTGGGCGGCGGCATGAAGCCGACTGCATGGAATCTCACGGTCGAAGTCACCGACGCGGAGGGATAGTGCATGAAACGGGTGAAACTGCATTATCCGGCATTCCAGGCGTACAGGCGCAACGAGGGCGCTCGCGCCGCCTTGTCGGAGGCACAGAAGATCGCGGCCCGCGCCAACTCCATGGCCGCGCCGACTCACGCGGGGCAGCCGTCGTACACGGCGGAGGGCCCGCGGGCGAACGAGAAGGGCGCGACGGTGCTCGTGCATACGGATAATCTCGCCGCGCGCATCGATAACGCCGTGCGCGACACGCTCGCCAAGGCGTTGGGAGGCGGCTGATGAACGCGGAGAAGCTGGTCATGGACTGGCTCAACGCGGCACCCGAACTCAAGGATTATCCCGCGAGCTTCGAGGTTCCCGCCGAATCCAGCGCCACGAACCGTATCCCGTTCGTCACCGTGGAACGCACGGGAGGTTCGGAAGGCCGGTTCGTGTCGAGACCATTGATCGCTGTGCAGGTGTGGGCCGCTTCACGCTGGGAGGCTTCGGACGTGGCACAGCGTCTCGTGCTGCCACGGTTGAAACGCATCGTTGAACTGCCCGAGGTGGCCGATTGGGATATCACCGGCCTGACCGACTTCCCCATGCCGGACGGACGGCCACGCTACCAGATACTCATCCAGCTCACCGTCAAGACCGACGAATGAGCATCATTTCCAGAAAGGGCCTAATCATGGCTAATGAAACAACAACGAAGAACGATCCCACAAACGTGTCGTTCGGCAAGTTCAAGGTCGGCGGCTACGCGTACGCGGCACCCGTCGGCACCGCATTGCCCACCGATTCGGAAAGCGAGCTCGACCCCGCTTTCCAGCTCATCGGCTACCTCAGCGCGGACGGCATCAAGAACGCGACCGACACCGACACCGCCGAAGTCAAGGACGCGAACGGTACGACCGTGATGAAAGTCGTCTCCAGCTACTCCGAAAGCTACCAGTTCGTGCTCATCGAGTTCCTGCGCAAGGCAGCGGCGCAGATGCGCTACGGCAACGACGCGGTGACCGGCAAGGACAAGAGCATGGTCATCAAGCATCAGATCCCCGACGATACACCGGTCTCGCTCGTGTTCGAGATCGTTGCAACCGGCAACGTGAAGGACCGTACCGTCATCGGTTCCGCAACCCGTTCCGAATTCGGCGACCGCCAGATGCATTCGAGCGACGTGCTCGGCTATGACCTCACTGTGAACGCGAACGACATGGGCGATGGTGTCACCTCCATCGAATATATCGGTATCCCAAAAGGCTGACGCCTCTGACTGTGACTGTCTCGGCCCGTGAAGGGGGCCAGCAGGTCAATGTGTCGGAGGCTCCAGCATCAGGCCTTCAGCGTCGATACAAGATAACCAGCGCGGACGCGAAACCGGTTGTTGAAAGCGCCACGGTGGTAGACCTCGCGTTCGGTTGGACCGTGTTCCCCTTGGACGGTCAGGTAAACGGCAAGACCGGTCAGGTGGTCACTGTTGTGGATTGCACGGTCAATGGCTCGTATGCGCGTGCGAAGGGCGAGGCCGTGCTGCCGGCCCCGCTGCCGTCCAAACCCACCGGCATCCAGGTCACGCCCGAGTCGTTGACACTCAGGGTCGGCGAGACCGCGGGCCTCGACGTCAAGGTGCTGCCGGAGGGCGCGGACCAGACGGTGACCGCGACTGTCGCTGACAAGTCCATCGCATCGATCTCTCGAAAAGGAGTGAACCATGGCTGATGAAGTATTTAGTGGTGGGGTAAGCGTCACCGGTGTGGAACCCGGAACCACCACAATCGCCATCAAGTCGACAACCAATCCGAACATCAGCAAAAAGGTGCCGGTCACGGTCAAATCCCGTAACCTGCTCGCCTACGGTCCCGCGTCGGGCAACGGTCTGACCGTCACCGTGGCGCAGGACGGGTCGCTTGATTTCAGCAGCGGCACCGAATCGGTGCCATTGAACAAGGGCGTACGCTGGAAGTTCGACGTGCCCGAAGGCATCGTTGGCGTGCCTCTCATCATCTCCTACACGGGCGATGTGCCCGGAAACCTGATCATCGGCATCTACGCCAACGCGAATAGCCTCGGCGGCGTCTATCAGGGGAAAAACAACACCGTGGTCACCATCCCCAAGGGGACCACACGCGTCGAGCTGCGCATCTTGCGTGGCGGCGTCACGGCCGGCAGCGTGTCGGGCAACCTGAAAATCCAACTCGAACTCGGGAACACCGCGCACGAGTGGATGAAACCCGATGTCACAAGCCTTGAGGGGGGGGGCTATGAGCTAGCGAACCTCGTGCCCTCGTTCGCTTCCCTGTTGCCCTATACCATGAACGGCGTCACGTTCACCAGCAGGGACGGGCACACCGTGCACGTGAAGGGCACGACGACCGCGTGGGCGCAAATCAACGTATCCGTGCGACTGGACGCGGGCACCTACATGCTCACGTGCGACAACAGCAACGGCTGGAATTACGGAGTCCAGTTCGGCGGCAGTATCAGCGTTCACGACTCACTGGGCAATCCGTCCATCAAGCTCGAAACAGGCACCTACACCGTCAGCGTGTTCGTCGCCGAAGGGAAGACCGTGGACATCGACCTGACCCCGCGCATCCACCGGCTCGACTAGCCAACACGTCCCCTCGCGGATTCCTTCATTCTCTCCTTGCCGCGAGGGGAATTCTTTTTTAACCGTCAAGGAGAGATTTTTTTTCTTCGAGGAGAACGTCAATGTCACGCAACCGAAACCACCGCCGCGCCAATGTCAGCCAGATTGCAGGACGACCACAGGACCACAAGCAGTCCAAGAATACGGTTCGCCGTGTCAACGTCCGTGGAATCGATATCGGTATCGACCCGAAGGTTTTGGACGATTGGGAGTTCATGGAATCGCTCTACGACCTTCAAGCCGACCCGAAGGGTAACGCCTTGCAAATCATCCCATTCCTACGCCGACTTCTCGGCGACTCATACGACAAGGTCAAGAACGGATTGCGAGGGGCTGACGGGCGCATCGACGGCGAAACCATGGGCACCTTCCTGACCGAGCTGTTCGAGGAGATGGGTAAGGCTTTCCCAAACTCATGACGCTCGTGCTCCTTCTCGACCGCTGCCCCGACCAGTTGGCGGCGGACATGAGAAGGGAGTACGGGCTCGGCGTGTACGACCTGGGCCCGTCGGAGACGGCCGCACTGGCCGCGAACCTCCCCGCAGGCTCACTCGTCTGGCAGACGTTGGACACGCCGCGCGCGTGGACGTTCGACCAGTATCTGGCCGTGCTGCGCATCGAACAGATGAACCAGTGGATCTGGGCAAACGGCGACCCGAGGAAACGCGGCCCGCAACCCCGGCCGCTGCCACGCCCCGGCCAACACCACGCCACGCCGGAAGCAACCGGCCCGGCCATGGAAGCCGGATCAGAGAACCCAGAACCCGATGGCAACACCATCCGTCGCACGCGCACCATCAAGGCCGTTGGCATGAGCGTCGAACAGCTCGACCGATTCATGAGCCAACGGTTCACGACCGTGAACCGTGTGGAGAACCGGCCGCAGACCGGACAACCATAACCGAACAGAGGAAGGCGAAACAATGGCCTATAATCTCGCCACCGCATATGTGCCCATCGTGCCCTCCATGGATGGCGTCGGCAAGGCCATTGAAAAAGCGTTCGGCGACGCATCCAAAACCACCGGCAGTAAGACCGGACAGAGCATCGGCAAGGGACTGTCCGTCGGATTCGCCTCCAAGGTCGGAGCCGTGGCCGGCATCACGTCCAACGTGTTCAGCAAGGTCGCGTCCGTCGTCACGTCCAGCCTTGGTTCCGCAGTTGACCGCGCCGACCAGATGAACAACTTCCCGAAGGTCATGAAGAACCTCGGATATTCGGCCACCGATGCGGCCGCGAGCATCAAGAAGATCAGTGACGCGCTCGACGGTCTGCCCACCACCAGCTCGGCCATGACCGGCATGGTCCAGCAGCTCGCCCCACTGACCTCGAACCTCGACGAGGCCACCGACATCGCTTTGGCGTTCAACAACGCCATGCTCGCCGGCGGCGCTTCGACCATGGAGCAGGAGAACGCGCTCACCCAGTACACGCAGATGCTCTCCGCCGGCAAGGTGGACATGCAGGCGTGGCGCAGCATCCAGGCGGCCATGCCCGGCCAGCTCAATCAGGTCGCCGAAGCCATGATGGGCGCGGGACATAATGCGAACGACCTGTACGAGGCCATGAAAAGCGGCAAGTTCAGCTTCGACGACTTCAACAAGGCCGTCATGGACCTCAACCAGAACGGTTTCGGCAAATACGCCTCGTTCGCACAGCAGGCCAAGGACGCGACGCAGGGCATCGGCACGGCCATGGAGAACGTGAAGAATCGCGTCGCCAAGGCCGTGCAGAAGGTCATCGATGCCGTCGGAGTGGAGAACATCGCCGGCGCGATCAACAGGTTCAGCTCCCAGTTCGGCAAGGTGGGCGACGCGGCCGCCGGCATGGTCACGGACGTGAAGAAGAAGTTCTCCGAAGCGGGCAAGTGGATCACGGGCCTGTACGACAAGCTCGACAAGACCGGCGCGATAACCCGGTTCAAGGACACCATCTCCACGGCGTTCGAATCCGCGCGCAGCCGCGTCACCGAGGCGGTAGACCGCATCGCCGGGTCGTTCAAGGGCCTCGTGCCGGACGGCGCGATAGTCTCCGCCATCGAGGACGTGCTCAAATACGTGGGCACGGTGTTCTCCGACTTCGCGGACTGGGTGGCCGACACCGTCGAATGGTGGAGCAAGTTCATCGCCGCACTGAAAGACACCGGGGCCGTGCAGCAGCTTGCCGGCGCGTTGGGCAGCCTGTTCGACGCTATCGGCGACGTCGCTGACGCCTTCCGTGGTGCCGGCGACATGGCCGAATCAGCGGCCGGCCGCTTCGACTCGGCCAAGGGCTCCGCGGAACTGCTGGGTGCGGTTATCAAGGTCGCGGCCGACCTCGTGCAGAAGATGGCCGACCAGCTCAAACGCGTGGCCGAATGGGTGAAAAAATTCACCGACACTCTCTCCGACAGCGGCGCATTGGACACGTGGATGGACGCGCTCGAACGCATATTCTCCGCGCTCGGCGACGCCCTCGGCTCATTGAAACGGCTCGCCAAGGCGTTGGACGGCGGCAAGAAGTCCGCCGAAGGGGCGGGTGACGGGCTCGACACGGCCGCCGCCGCCGCGAAAGGATTCGCCGCGTACATCGGGGCGGTCGCCAATGTGGTCGAGACCGTCGCCGGAGTGTTGGACGGCATCGCGTCGGCGGCCGGCAAACTCGCCGACGGCATCGACTGGCTCAACGAGAAGTTCCCCATCCTCGGCCAGGTGATCGGCTTCCTGCTCGACCCGATGGGCTCGCTGGCCGACATGGCCGGCAGCCTGTTCAGCTTCTTCTCCGGCGACGCCGGAGCCACCGCCGTCAACGACTTCACGGCCACGTTCGTGGAACCGGTGAAGGCCAAGCTCGACGAAATCGGACAATGGTTCCAATCATTGCCGCAGAAGGCCATGGACGCGGGGAGCCAGTTCCTGACCAACATCGGCCAATGGTTCCAGCAGCTGCCGCAGACCATCGGCTACTGGCTCGGCTACGCCATCATGCTCCCCATCGCGTTCGCCCAACAACTGGGTTCCAAGGCGATGGAAGCCGGACAGAACTTCGTGACGAACCTATCGAACTGGATACAGCAGCTGCCGTCACAAATCTGGACATGGCTGACTCAAACCATCCAGAACGTGCAGGCATGGGGAAGCCAGATGATGGCGCAGGCCGGAGACGCGGGAAGCCGGTTCCTGACCGGGCTTGGCCAATGGCTCCAGTCGCTGCCCGGACGAATCTGGCAATGGCTGACCGGCGCGATAAGCAGCGTGCAGGCATGGGGCGGACAGATGGGGGCGGGCGCACGCAACGCCGGCAACCAGTTCCTGCAAGGTATCACCGGCACATTGCAGAGCCTGCCCGGACGCATACAAAGCCTGTTCTCCAACGCGGGCTCGTGGCTCCTCTCATCCGGCCGCAGCATCATGGACGGTCTCGCCCAAGGCATCAGGAACGGCATCAGCGCCGCCGTTGACGCCGCATCCAACGCGATGGAGGCCATCTCGAAACTGTTCCCGCACTCCCCGGCGAAGGAAGGCCCGTTCAGCGGCCACGGCTGGACCCTCTACTCCGGCCAAAGCATCATCGACGGTCTGGCCGAGGGTATGCTCCAACGCCGGGCCGGCCTCGTGGACGCCACCCGCGCCGCGATCAGCCCGGCCAGCATGGAACTCATGCATGGCATGGACACGCCACGCCCTAGCGTCGGCACAGGCACCGCGAACGGCACATACCAGAACCAGTCCGGCGAACTACTCGGCGAACTCCTATCGGAGCTGCGCGCACTGCACGCGGATATGCCGCTGATTATGGAGAAGCTTGGCATCGAGGTGGATGGTCGTGAACTCGGAAGGGTGATACGCAATGCGATCGCTTAGTTATATATGCGCCTCGACCGGTGAGACGATTCCGCTGGAAGGGCCCGATATCTGGGCTCAGACGGCGGAGGGACTGCGCGGCCGCGAATGGTCGTACACCCTCGGATACCGGAGTCTGACCGGAGTAAGTCGTACGGCGCGCGAGGCCGAGCTTGACCTAACCTATGTCCGCTGCCCCGAGAAGGTGGATTGGACGCGTCGCCTGTTCGACGCGGACGTTGCCGCAGGCACACCCGGTGTGTTCGACGCGGACGGGTGGACCACGCGCGCCTACGTGGTCAAGGCCGAACCCGCGAGCATCACGCCGAACATCATCCGTCAGAAACTTTCCCTCGTCCTGTTGGACGGCATCTGGCGCAAGCCGGGCGACGTGCAGCACTTCTGGTCGGACACGCTGCAACCCGGACTCGACCTCGACTACCCGCACGACTATCCGCACGACTACATGCCGGCCACGCGCAACGCGGTGGCCTCGAATCCCATGCCCACGGCCATGCCATTCAAGATGGTGATTTACGGGCCCGCGTCGAATCCGCAGCTCACGTTTGGCGGCAACCGATACGCGCTCGACATGGAGATTCCAAGCGGCTCCTTCGTGACCGTCACCTCGATTGCAGGCCGACGTACCATCGTCATGACCGCCGAGAACGGCGACACCACGAACGTGTTCGACAAGGGCCGGCGCGGAACCGGTCTCAACGGCGGCGAATACATCTTCCAGCCCATCCCGCCCGGAGACAACGCCGTACAGTGGCAAGGTTTCGGCATTGATCTGACCGTCTACATGGAAGAAAGCGAACCAGTATGGTCGAATTGATAATCACTGACCGAAACGGCATCGACCGGGAAAGCATCGCCGATTACAAGCTCGATGCAGCCTGGGGCGCGGACGAGAACGATTTCGAACTCACAGTGGACCGGCTCATCGACGCCGGCAGCTACGTGTATTTCGACGGGTCCGAATGCGGCGGAATCGTGGACGCCCTGAAGGACAACCTGAAACGGGGCGAATCCACCCTCACCTACTCGGGCCGCACGTGGCATGGCATGCTGGCGGACAAGATTTTGGAGCCGGACAAGGGCAAGGATTACCTCACCGTTTCCGGCACGGCGAGTTCGGTCATCGGCTCGCTCATCAGTCGTGTGGGGTTGGATGCCGTGTTTGACGCGGTGGATGCGCCCACTGCCGGCGCGCAGACCATCAAAAGCTACCAGTTCGACCGTTACGTGGATGCGTACTCGGGGCTGCGGAAGATGTGCGAGGCCAGCGGGCTGAAGCTCAGGCTTGCCTATGCGTCCGGCCGGGTCAACATCTGGGCTGAGCCGGTCGCGCATTACGGCGACTCGATTGACAGCGACCTCATCGATTTCGACGCGACGCGCACGTGGCGCAAACCGAACCATCTCATCGGCCTGGGCAAGGGCGATTTGGCGGCCCGTGTGGTCGTCCACTGGTATGCGGACGCGAAAGGCACCGTGAGCC